AGAAGACTGAAACTTTCATTCTTACTAGCTATGCATTCACAGCTCTCGTAGTTGTTGTTGCATTCTGGATTTACGTAGCAATCAACTTCATTTAATCATGACACCTAAACAACTTGCAGAACGTGTTGTATACCTATTGTCTATGGTATATGTAAACAACCTAAAGCTGTTCAACTTCAAAGAGTACGAGCTCTTGGCAATGAAGATCTGGAGAGATATAATGCAAGCCAGTGACCAAGACACTGACTACGAATTCATTGGAATCGTAGAAGATCTGCATGAAGGTCTTGAGCACATAGTACATGACAACAAGGAAGCAGAGCAACTCATTAGAGATATAGCTGACCAGCTTTCAGAAATCGACAACATCATCGCTTACAAACTTCAAGAACATACAGCATGATTTTACTTAGCAAAACAAAAGAAGGACAAATTCAAGAGCTCGAGAAGCAGCTCGATATTGAACTCAAAAAGCAACAGCTTCACTCGAAGCTTGCTTATGAGGTGCGAGAAAAAATTCTTTACAACGCAGGTGAGAACCAAGGAGCGTTGCTCGGTCAGTTCGCTGACCATGTACGATTTGCAGACAGAGCACAGCGTTCTGTCTACAATCTCAATGACCAACTCAGAATGCTGTGAGGAGGTCAACAGCCATCTTGATGATACAGGGAGCCATTGTGCTCCTTGTAGTCATCGTCATGAATCTGTAAACACAGTGAATTACCCTTGGTCTCACATGGGGAGACTCATTACATTCTGATGGTAAGAATGAGTTAGTCACGGGCTATGTACCGTGCGAATATTGCTGTGGAATCAGCAGGAGGATAGGCTCTCTTGAAACATGCCTGGCAGCTGTTGGTATTGGTCGTAATTCCACAGTCAAGTTAAACACGACCAGATGTGTGCCGTGCAGGTTCAAAGGATTACTCCTGCAGTCAAGTACACGCAAGATGAGTATACGTTATTTATATACCGGAGAAGAGTAATGGAATCCGAGAACTGCCTGCGGGTAGGGTTTACGTCAGGTTAATAACAATAAGCTCATGGATAGCACACATCTTTATGCACAGCTTGGAGATACTTCAGCATCATAGTTGAATCGGTTTTCACTATTAAAGTATTGTGGTTCGATTCCACACTGTGCTCTATTCTTAAACTAAATACAGATGGAAAAGAAAATTGATTTTGATGATAAGAATCACACGCTGTTGGTACTCTTGAAGCATTCAAGAGTTCATACGCCACATTTTAGACACCAGGCTCAAGGCATGGGCTTCAAAGCAAAAGAGGAGCTTCACATCACCATCCTTGGGTACAAAGCTGGTAAGATTATTAGTGAGCATATTAACGCCAACCGTGAGCTTCTTGAGCCTCGTTACATAGATGCAGTCAATGAGTTCATGATGTCTACGCATGAGTATCTAGAGAGGTTCATCCACATATCAGACGATGATGAGATGCGTATCATTGAGAAGCAATACGACGATGGCCTTCGCAAGTCTCTTGTGTACATGATTGAACCAGGAGAGCATCACTTGAAGTTCCATCACAAGATGGAGGCTTTGTTTCCTGGTATCGAACGGCATCTTCCTATACCTCACATCACAATTGGGGTTGATGGTGACCACAATGGTATCGGATTGACTCGGCATGTTTGGAACAATGAGCTTACTAACAACTTCCGAGTTAGTCATCCTCGTTGAATGATATTGGTGTCGGGGACTACCATCAAGTGTCCCCATTCTTTTCTTTTAATTTATCATAGCCATGAATAACCCGGCTTATGAGAACGCCCTGGCCACGGGCAAAGTGGTCATCCGTAAGTGGTGGTTCAATACGAACAGCACCAAGAACCAAATGACTGTCCAGTTTCAACAGGCAGTCGAGCGTCCTACCAACGATGCAAGCAGCGCAAATTCGCTGTTGATTAGTTTGGAACAGGGCACTGAGGCTCTTGGTACTCACACTCGTGTGACTGCCCTTCGTTCGTTTAATGCAGACAAGGCTTCTGCTATCCTCGGGTCACGTGAAGGTGACGCGACTATGGGTAGTCCTGTCTTTACTGCAGACGATTTTTATCAGAAGCTCGGCATGCCCGAGGGAACTCAGCTCGCTGTTCAGGTGACTGAGAACTTCGATAAGAATCCTTACTCGAAGAGTCAGACCCCAAAGGTCAACCCTTCGACTGGTGAGGTGGTTGTTGCCACCAATCCCGTGACTGGTACACAGATGCCTGTGTATCGTCACACTGATTTGGTGCTTGCAGATAACTGCAGTCACACGTTTATTGCATCTGAGTCTGCACAAGCTCAGCCTGCTGCTGCAACTCCGTTTGGGGTTGCTTCCAATGAGATTGCTAGCTAAGCACCTCATTATATCCTGCTAAGTGCATAATTTGTATAGAAAGCATCAACGTAGCGTCCCAGCAGGAGGCGCTACGCTTTCTTTTTTTTAACTGCAATTAGGCAATGTACAATGGGTAGAATGAAAGAAATCTTCATCGTCATGCAAGATGATGGGATGAATGAACTTGATACTCTTATCAAGAAGGCTGTGCGATTGAACTCAGATCGCATTAATTTTCGTGGTCGCATCTATTCGCTAATGGATGCTAAACAGATACTAATATTTATGCAAGGTGAACAGCATAAGATTCATAGGACAGAAGAGTTTGTTGAACGAGGTCCAGACAGCGACCATAGATGAGTGTGTGGCATATTGTAAGGAGAAGTCAGTCCTCGGTGTTGATACTGAGACTGAGGGCTTTGACTTCACCTGCAAGAAATTGGTTATGTTGCAGATCGGAGATAAAGACCGACAATACGTAATTGATGCAAGAGACATCTCAATCGAGCCACTCAGAACCGTTCTTGAAGATAGAGATACCATCAAAATCTTCCACAACGCCAAGTTCGACTATAAGTTTATTAAGAACTGGGGAAAAATCGACGTTGAGAACATATACGATACTTACCTGGCCGAGAGGGTTATTCATTGTGGTAAGCAAGACCACGGCTATTCTCTCAGCAAATGTGTCGAAAGGTATTGCGGTGACATTTTGGACAAAGAAGTTCGGAACAAGTTCATCGACTTACGTGGAGCGCCCTTTAATGTCGATCAGATTACCTATGGTGCGAAGGACGTTGTCTATCTCATCGACATATGGGAGGCTCAGAAGTCTCAGCTACATACGTACGAGCTTGAGATGGTTAGCAAGCTCGAAAACAAAGCAGTAAAAGTATTTGCTGAGATTGAGTACGAGGGTCTCATGATTGATGAGACAAAATGGACCAAGATGGCAGAGGATAATGTCAGATTGGCAAGAGAACAGGAGTTACACTTAGATAAGCTTGTGTTGGAACATCCTTTGCTTGCAGCGAAGTATGCACAACCAATACAAGCAGATATGTTTACTCCCCCAGAAGAGTTGCGTAAGACCTCCATAAACTGGAGCTCACCCATGCAAACCTTGGAGTTATTTAAACATTTAGTACCTAAGCTTGAGGATGTCAACGGTAAGAAGCTCAGCAAGTACAGGTACAAACACAAACTGATTGATGAATATATATTGTATAAAGAAAGGACGAAACTTGCGAATGCCTATGGTACCAAGTTCTTCAACTATATTAACTGCGATGGGAGAGTCCACACAAATTTCTCACAGATCTTGGATACTGGACGAGTGTCGAGTTCCAAGCCGAACATGCAGCAGATACCCAGTGATAATACCTTTAGAAACTGTTTCGTTGCTCCGTCCGGATGGGTCTTTGTCTCGTCAGATTACGCTTCACAGGAACTGAATGTGATAGCGTATGGAAGTCAAGATCCAGTGTGGCTCGAGGCTCTTGAAAGAGGAGCCGATTTGCATGGAGTATGTGCAGATCTCGTATTTGAACAAAAATGGAGGGATGCTGACGCTGACCTTCGTAAAACCCTTCGAACAACAATCAAAACAATCAATTTCGGGTTGGCTTATGGAATGGGGCCCTTTAAGCTCGCTGACACACTTAGTATAAGTAAGAAAGAAGCAGAAGAACTGATAGAGAAATACTTCAGTGCCTTCCCAAACATCAAAGACTTCTTAGATAAACTAGGTAGATACGGTAAGCACAACGGTTTCATCACCACTATGCCTCCCTTCAAGCGTAGGAGGTGGTTCGACAATTGGTATCCGAAAATATGGAATGATAGAACGATGATGGGGGAACTAGGTTCCATCGAACGTGCATCTAAGAACACCCCAATTCAAGGCTCATCAGCTGATATGACTAAACTAGCTCTCATCTATATCTATGATGAGATACAAGAGAACTACAAGAATGATGTAAAAATTGTAATGACTGTCCACGACCAGATAGATACTATCTGTAAGCGTGAGATAGCAGATGAATGGGCAACCAAAATGACAGAATTGATGGAGAAAGCAGCCATGAAGATTGTCAAGAATGGGTTGCTAAAAGCAGACACTAATATTTCAGAAACTTGGGAAAAATGAAGAATATCTATGAAACCATTGTCGGTGCGGTCTTCGCTATCGAACGTTATGAAGACACCACCCACGCAGGTTTGTATGAGACTATCCGTGATGGTCTTAAGAAGCCTACGTATACTAAGCGTATTGGGGATGAGATGAAGCTTGAGGAGACTGAGTTCGAGGGGAACAAGAAGATCTATATCATCACCAAGATCACTACGATTGATTACACTAAGTTTCAGCTCGAGACAAGGCTGAAGCCTGAGTAATCAGGTAGCTCCCGTAGCACAACCGGATAGTGCAACAGCCTTCTAAGCTGTAGGTTGTGGGTTCGAATCCCGCCGGGAGTACAAAATGTTTGTATATATTTGTACCTAAACAAATTTGTTATGGACATTTCAGCATTTATCATGAATAACCTTGCCGAGCTCATTATTGCGCTCATGGCATTGATTAAAGTGGTTGTTAATCTCACTCCGACCGAGAAAGACAACCAAGTGTTCGGTTATATCGATTCACTTATTAATATGGTCTTTTCAGATCGTATCAAGACTCCTAAGGAGTAATGCCTAAGCTAGGTTTATCTACTTCATCTTCACCTGTCATTACATCAGCTGGTCCTCAGTTGACTAGACAGTACGTGTATCAATCTGATTTCAGTGAAGATGCAGATGGATGGTCTTTCCAAGTAAATGGTACATGGACTACAGAAGCAGGAGTAACGTACGAAGGCAAAAACAACGTTCTTAAGTTTACTTCAGTAGCAGGCTTCTACGATGTTTTGCTTCGTTCTCCTTCTATAGCCTTTGAAGGAGAAACATACACGGCTGAAGCAGAGATATATGTTCCTACAGATGGGACTGGGACAAAATTAAGTATTGGAAGCCTTGCTTTTCAATCAGGTACTCCTACAGCAGATCAATGGTCTACAATATCAGTCTCATTTACTACGTCAAGTACTTATGGCTTAGCTTTTTATGTCAAAGATCCTGAAAATGATCAAGCTGTGAATGCATTCACTGGTTACATTGCTTCTGTAAAAGTATACTATATGGGATAAGGGTGACGCCTTCTTAAACGTCGCAATCTGGTTAAGGTGAAAGGGCCATCCAAACGTGGGTGGCCTTTTCTATGCGCTCGTAGCTCAGTGGTTAGAGCATCCGACTCATAATCGGCAGGTCGTAGGTTCAAGTCCTACCGGGCGCACTAAATAAAATAACATAAAAGGGATCCAATGAGATGAATATCTCGGTCGTAGGTAGCACCGCCCATAGCCAGCCTTTAAACGTGTTGGGTATTGGATCTTTAATGCGCCAGTATCTCAACTGGTAGAGTTCTCGATTGGATAATCGATTGGTTGCAGGTTCGAATCCTGCCTGGCGCACACACTCTAAATTTTATGAAACATGTAATACATCCGCAAGTATTCGCTGGTCTTGGCTATGAACAGCGACAAGAAATCGTCTTGATTAACACATTCGACAAAGGAGAGCTTCACTGCGTAATGCAAGTAGTGTGCGAAGTCACACAAGTAACAGAGGATGAATTCTTTTCCACTCGAAAGTTTCAAGACATAGTCATGGCTAGAATGATATTCTCTTTGATTTGCCGAGAGATCCTACAGACCAGGGTCAAGCTACTCGGTAAGTTTCTAAAGAGAGATCATTCTACAATAGTATCAAACACTAAAACCGCCAAGGGTTTGTTGAAAGTCGACAAGTCCTTTAACCATTTGTATCACAGATGTTTATCAACTGCAGAATCTAAATTAGATAAGTATGGATTCGAACACACAGGACTCCATGAGGGTCTTAGAAGCCAAGTCAGAACTGTTGGAAGCTCAGGTAGCAGTCCTACGCAACGACTTGTCTTCACTCAAACGTCAAGTCGTTAGACTTATAATCATGTATAATGAACTAAACTATGAGTATCAAAAGTTGGGAAGCCCCATTGAATACGGAACTAGGGAACGGAACACTGAGGATTGAGTATGAATTTGATCCCGGTGAACCTAGGGTAGATTATTACCCAGACGGAAGTGGGAGCCCAGGTGTATCCCCAAGCGTCAGAATAATTAAGATGGAGTACGACTTAGAGGAACCAGACATTGACTTTGTAGAGCAACTTCAAGAAGAAATATTAGATGGAGAACTTACTGATGAAAACCCAAACGATTAAAACTAAAGATGAGCAACAAAGGAAAGCTCTCAACGCATGGTGGACGCAGAACGGTATTGGTAGCATTATTGCTGGTACTGGTTTTGGTAAGTCTAGATGTGGTGTCCTTGCTGTACGCCATATCCTTGGATCAGGAGGTAGAGCTCTGGTTCTAGTCCCCACCACACAACTACAGGATCAATTCAAGCAAGAGTTCATCAAGTGGGGATGTGAAGACATACTCCCACGTGTAGAAATACTGTGCTATCAATCAGCGCATAAGCTTGAAAATGAACACTATGACATCGTTGTATGTGATGAGGTTCATCTTGGATTGAGTCCAGTATATCGTGAGTTCTTTGAAAAGAATACTTACGATAAGCTACTATGTATGACTGCTACTCTCCCTGAAGAGGATGAGTACAAGAAACTATTGGGAGAGCTTGCTCCTACATGCTACAAGATTACTCTTGATGAGTGTGTAGAACTAGGGCTTGTAGCTCCGTACGATATCATCTGCATCCCTGTGGAGATGACAGAGGAAGAACAAGCAGCATACAAGAAAGCCAACAACTTGTTTGTACAGATGAAGTACAGGCTGGGTGGGTTTGATGCATTCAAACAAGCTCAATCTATACTAGCAGGTGCACCCGGTGACAAAGGTGCAGCAGCACAGTTCTTCAATGCCATACGGCAGCGTAAGCAAGTTGTTCAGCATGCAGAGAATAAGCTCGAGGCAGCAAAAGAAATTGCTGACTATCACATCGAAGACAAGATACTGACCTTCGGTGGTACTAACGAGTTTACAAATCTGATGGCTGATAGGCTTGGGGCTACTGCGTATCACTCAGGTAAGACACAAGCACAACGCAGAAAGATTCTTGAAGCGTTCAACAAGTCTACTACGAGTATACTATGCTCTACTAAAGCTTTGAATCAAGGCTTCGATGTACCCGATGTAGGGGTCGGTATCATCGCAGGTCTAGAGTCCAAGACGTTGTCTATGATACAGCGTGTGGGTCGACTCATCAGGTTCAAAGAAGGGAAGCGGGGTAGAATCTATATCCTGTATGTCCCTAACTCACAAGAAGAAAAGTGGCTAGAGAGTGCCACGAAAACTCTCAGTAATGTCAAACGTGAAGACCTCACATCAATTTTAAACTCATGAACTATACGGAAAAAGAAGATCTAGCTATCTACAAGCACATTGCTAATCGCCCTAAGGATGCTACTGTTAGGTCTAGAATCAAGTCAGCTCTCAAACTAAAGAGTGTAGACAAGTCTAGAACTGAAGGTGGGATTAGGAACAGATGGGCTACCTTGGCAGGCCCTAATCCTCCTATGCATATCTACTATTACAGAGGCATGCAGGCGGATGAAGAACCCAAGAAGTCCCCAATAACAGCTCTCAAAGATGCTCAAGAGTATCACGGAGTAGAGATGTACATTGGAGTCAAGCAAATGGACTGCCGTTACCCAACCAATGCGTATGCACCTGTTGAAGTTGAGTTCGAAGAAACTCCTAAGCCTAAACCACGCAGGTGCACGACTTTGGATGAAGCTGTGGAAGAGCTTCGTAAGCAAGGTGCTAAGAAGGCTGTTATTCCTCTGCGGTTTAACAAGAAGATCACTGTAATCTTCAAGGACTGATGGCTAAGTACGAGCCTAAGATGTACCCCCTGATGTGTAGAACATTCTGGGAGTCAAGATCTAAGTCTGACAAGAGCGTAGAAGATGCTTCTAAAGCAGCACTCAAAGCTCTTGAAGAAGTTTACCCAGATCTAAAGGGGAATCACCAAGGTGTTAGAGCTAAATGCTATGAGCTTAGACGTAATGGGTATGATTGGGAGACTGATAGCTTCAAGGCTGAAGTCAAACCCCCTACTCAACAAGTTGTAGAGCAAGTAGTTGCTGCTCCTGAAGCTGGATCCCCGAAGCAAATGATCATGAAAATGCCCAACGTGGGTATTGAGATTACAATTATGTTTACAGACAAGTAATGCATATAGAAATTGATACAGATATTCTTAACGATCTTGGAATAAGTGCTGATGACTTTGTATATTTGTATCTCTTGCATGCCAAAGCTTACGATTTGATTCGTGAGTTGTCTATCAAGCCAAACACTGAGTTCCTTCAAACGGAAGGGTACGTTAAGCTGGGAGAGGATGTGGAAGACGATGTCGTACGACAGAAATTCCTTGATTATATCGAGGATTCTTTCGATAGGATGTGGTCTGAACTCCTCTCCCACTTTCCTCTAAAGGTGTATACGAAAGGTAATGTGCGTATTCTACGCGCAAAGGATGCCGACGCTCGTAACAACCAGAAGGCGAAGAAAGCTTATCACAAGGTGATTGGGAAGAATGTAGCAAAGCATAACAAGATTGTTAACTGTCTCAAAAACGAGCTAGAGTTTCGTAAGAGCAACAACAGTCTTGGGTTTATGCAGATGTTGCAGACATGGGTAAACCAGCATACGTGGGAGCAATACGAAGACATGGATGTCGGAAAAACAAACGACCAAGACAGAAGAATTACCCGACAACTCTAGGCTGATACTGCCTTTAGGGCTTGAGCATATATCTAAATCAGTAGACAAGTCTATTGAGAATGTGGTAGATGCTCGAGAGGGTAATAGGAAAGTCTTTTCTACTCAGTGGAATAGACTTAACCGTAATCTTATGGGGGGATTGCAGCCCGGTAAGATGTATGTTATAGCTGGGAGACCCGGTGTGGGTAAATCAGCCTTTTCTAACCAGCTCATCTTCGATGTTCTAGACAAGAACCATGACAAGAATGTCATTGTATTGTACTGGAGCTTCGAGATGCCTGGTGAGCAGCAGATACTGCGTGCAGGTTCGAAGCATACTAAGCTTCAAACTGCAGAGCTGTTGTCAGTGGATGGTAAGCTTTCATCTGAAGGCTATGCTAATTATGTACAGTCTGTACAGAAGTATAAGCAATACCCTATATACTTCTGTTCCGTGCCCCAGGATGTACATGATATAGAGCAGGCAGTGCGTACTGTTAGGCAACAATTGCATGATCCTACTGTCATCAATCTGATTGACCACTCTCGCCTTGTACCCAGCACATTAGACATCGAGTTACTCAAACTCAATCAGTTGTCTAAGACGTGTATGTACATGCAAGCGCAGCACAGCTCTATCACTATTCTGTTGTCTCAGCTCAATCGTAACATTGAGCAAGAGTTCCGTGCCAAGAATCAATATCAGCCTATGCTGACCGACTTGTTCGGGGGCGATTCTATTGGTCAGGATGCACACGTTGTCATGATGTTGCAGCGTCCTTATGACCTGTATGGTATCACTGACACCTATTGCGGTGAGGATCCACGTGGCTTAATGGCTGTCCACGTAGAGAAAAACCGCGATGGTTTGCTCGGGATGATACCCTTTGAAACTGATCTATCAACCTTTACAATTAATGAGCGAACTAGCACTTCCCAAGAAGGTGGTTAAAGCCACACGCAAATCACCTAAGAACATGATAATCTATGGTCCTCCCAAGATCGGTAAGACCACAGCATTGTCACAGCTTGAGGGCTGTCTCATCATCGATCTCGAGGACGGGAGCGATATGGTGGACGCACTCAAGATCAAAGTAAATTCTATTGCTGACCTAGGTAAGATAGGTAAGCAAATCATGCAAGAAGAAAAGCCATACAAGTATATTGCTATCGACACTATCACACAGCTCGAGGTGTGGTGTGAAGAAGAAGCAAAGAAACTGTACAAGGCCACACCTATGGGTAAGAACTTCGATTCCGATAACAAGGGATTGTCTGTCCTTACTCTGCCCCAAGGTGCTGGTTACCTGTACCTTCGTAAGGCTTTCATGAAGTGGTTCTTCAATCTCTCCAAGCTTGCAGACCATGTCATCTTTGTTGGTCACCTCAAGGATAAATACCTTACCAAGAATGGTAAAGAGGTGAAGGCTAACGACTTGTCACTGTCCGGCAAGCTTCGTGAGATAGCCTGTGCCAATGCAGATGCCATTGGTTATGTGTACCATGGAGAGGGTAAAACCAGAATATCGTTCGATTCTACAAACGACGACACAGCAGGCTCCCGCTGTGAGCATCTACGTGGCCTGGATGCTGAATTGGATTGGAGCAAAATCTTTATCGACTAAACCCCAAACAAATGTCTATTGACGCAAGAGTAGATGTCGAGACTAACTCGACACAGGAGGAGACACCTCAAACCCTGACCATTTCGCAGCTCATCAAGCACCTCAAAGAGGATGGGATGACTCGTGATGAGATCAGGAAGAAGTATGGACTGACAATAGCAGAGGCGAAGGATATATTCTCTCACCCGAAGCTGAAAGGTCTACGTGTGAAGACGTACAAGACTATCCGTGTAACCTTGATTGACGATACTCAAGATCCAAAAACTGAAGACAACCAATCTGAAATACAAGACTAATGGCAATTCAATCAAACTCCTCTGACGTACAAGTAGCTGGTGGGGGTATCCCACTGTTTACTG